CTGCAAGTGCAAGAATTACCGATGGTGCAATCAAAGTATTTGTTCCGTTATCTTCCATAAATACTTTGATTGCACCATCGGTAATTCTTGCACTTGCAGTTATGTCTAATGTGTCAGTAACAGGTTCTTTGCTTGTTTCAATAGTTTGAGAAGCAGTTGAAGGTCTATTTGCTGATACATTATAAAACCAAAATCTTCTTCCTTTGCTGTCCCCTTCGATTTGGAAACCTAAAGCAAAGTCAGCAATTGTGTCGTCTTTATTTTCAACCATAGCACCTTTAGTGTCAGTTGTTTCACCTAAAATTGTTGTTCTAAATGTGTCATTAATCATTGCAACTTCTAAAGATCCTGAATAACCTGCGTTTGCACTGCTTGAAAAATACTTTGTATTATCAGCAAAGAAATCAGCAGTGTCGCCTTCAGCGTCTAATGTTAAGTTAACTGCACCGGGTAACGCAAATGGTGTCTCATAAGTGATTGATGGATTTCCTTGTTGGTCAGTTCCATATGTTATTTTTGCAATATGAACATTGCTTAATCCAAATTTTACTTTATTTGCCATAATTTACCTCCTATTTATTTCAAATAAAAAAGCACTTTAAAGTGCTATATCTCATAAAAGTTATGATAGATTTTTTCTTCGTCGTCCCATATTTCGTCATAAATGTCATATGGGATTTCCTTATTAGTTAATAATTCTTCAATGCTTTGTTCTAACTCAATATCTTTCTTTTCAGTTACCAACTCAATTTCAAAGTTATAAGGTCGATAATAAGTAATACTATCAGCCTTAAATGTTTCAGGGCTTGTTTCGCGATAAACTATAAATGGTGGCTCAATGTTTTTGTTCGAATTAAAATGGTCATATGCAACGGGAATATTTAAGGTTTCTAACATTTCGAATAAATCTTCATGTTTCATTGTTAACCTCCGTTCTTAATAATGTTTTCGACATCTCTCTCATATTGAGAAACGCACATTTCTTCAACGGGTGCTATATGAATTTGAGGCTTTGAAGTCCTTCCATTACGCAAAGCGTGTGGTTTTTCAAGCAAGTGAGTTAACATATATTCACTATTGTGAATAATACATTCAATCTCATATCTTCCTTTTTTCGTTTTCATTCGCCAACCTTTTCTATATTTCCCCGTTCTTTTTGGCGATGTGTTTTTTAATTCAGCAACGCCTTTTTTCGAAACCTCTTGTGCGTCTTTTGAAATTGCTTCCTGAATGTCATTAGAATACTCATTAAGTATTTTGTTGACATCTAAAATGCTGTCAGCCATTATTTTGATTTTCCTTTATTACGCCAATTTTCTTGGCGCAAACTAGAACAATGTCAAATTTATTTTTTGGATCTATTGTTCTAATAATTGCATATCGGTCATTGTTCCATTCTATTTCGTCTTCGCCATTGTAATTTAATCGTTTGATTACAAATTCCATTGATGGTGTTAGCCCAACCTCGACTGCGGAATAGAACTCGTTTGTTCTAATGCTTTGAGGCTTAGCATAACACTTTGTAAGTGTTTGGGAAGCAACAACATCGTTGCCAATGTTGTCTTGTGCTTCCGTCTTACTTACAAGATATATTATTTCTTGGTATGGCATTATACAACCTCAATGTATTCCTTCGTGTGCCTCAACACATCTTTTTGTAATAAATATGAATTGGCGTACATTTCAGCGTTTGGAACATCTAAGAAACTTAAAACATAAGTTATAATTGCCGTTTGAACTAAAGCATTTGGATTATCAATCAATGTATCGACTATGCCGATACTCTTAAGGTCTAATTTTGCACTATCAATCCATGAATTAATCATAGTATCGAACTCGTTGTGATTTATACCTTGTATTTTTTTAATTTCCTCTAGCATAGCCTTACCTCATTTCTTATTCAGTTGGTTTTGCAATTAATGTGAATGCTTTATCAGCAACAACACCAACTCCAACATATCTACGACCTAAAATACGAACAATATCGTCAGTCATTAGAGTAGTATCGTCATATTTGATTTCAATACCATCACCACTTGGGTAATTAGCCATTGCACCATAGCCAAAATCACCAACTATTGCATAAACTGCACCATTTGAAGCAGTGTCATATGCAGGAAGTGAATTATTGAATACAACTCTTAATCCTTCGAATGGATCTACTGAGAAACCATTAGCATAAGCAACTGCTTTGAAGTTAGCATAAGTTAATTTGTTCATTACGATTACATTGTTGCTTGCTTCGTCGCTTAAGTTAGCGATTGCATTTGCAATTGTTCCAACAGCAGGTGCTTCAGTAATTTTATTTGCTGATGGTGAACTTGCACTTGCACTTTGTGGTAATTGAGCAATTGCAGCAACTAACATGTCAGCACATTTCTTAGCAATTCTATAAGTTAATTCGTCATAGATATATCTTAAGAATGCTTCACCTCTCATGTCGATTACTTCGTCACTTAATCCAATCCATTTTTTGATTGATACAGGTGTTAATTCTACTATTCCAAGAACTAATTCTTCTTCAGTAACACCTTCTTCAGCGCCTTCTAAATGAATTTGTGCGCCTGTTGAAGAAACTTCAAATTGAACTTTTAAGTTTCCTTTTACGCTTAATGATCTAACTAAGCCCATTAAGTCTTCTCTTTCCCAAGCAGTTCTAACAATGTCTTCAACTATCTCAGGAACTTCAACTGAACCTGTAACTTCAGTTGCGTTAGTAGTGAATAAACTTCTTAATTCTTTGTCACTACCTGTTTTAATGTATTCAGCATATGCTTCTACATACTCTTTTGAATTTCTAAATTCTTCATTTGTCATAATCTTTCTTTCCTCCTTGATTACTTCTTGTGCCTTGAATGATTTTTCTTCTAATTCACCGGCTTGTTCTTCGACTTCTTTTTGTTCTTCGATTTGTTTTACTTCTTCGTTAAGTGCTTCAACTTCTTGGTTTAGTTCTTCAACTTTTTCAATTTCTTCAGTTGCTTCAACTTCCTCACGAATTTCAGCCTTTCGATTTTCAATTTCTTCTAGTCTAGTCATTACTAAACCTCCTTTTGTTTTTTGCTATTTCAAAGCATAACTGCTTACTATTGCCCTCCGGCATTTATTAAAACGACTTAGTGAACGTCCGCCCACAAAAAAAGAACTTGTCCAAGTTCCTTCTTCTTAATCGTATTAACCTAATTTTTCTAGCAAAGCATTCTTTGCTTCTTGAAGTTTTGCTTTGCGTTCTTCTTCAGCAAGTTCTTGTTCATGTTGTTTTCTTAATTCTTCTCGTCTAGTTAAGAACTCGTCGTTTTCGTTTCTTGCATAAACTGAAGTGCTGTCATAGAATGGCATGTCAACAACTGAAACATCGTATAACTTATCAATGTCAGTTATTGTTCTTGTGTCAGTGTCATAATCATACTCGTCACCTCTAGTTGTGAATGCAAAGGACATTTTGTCAATTAACCCTGCTTTGATTGATTTGTAAATATCTTTGTTTGATTGTGTATCGATCAATTCAGCACGAATAAACAATCC